AAAAAAAAGAGCAAAAAAAAAAATATAGGGGTGGCGTCCAAAAAAAGCCCACATCGAAAGAAAAAAAAGGCTCTCGTGCTCACATCAGAAAAGCAATTCCGCTGACTCAAGAAATGATCGAGTTAGCGAGAGGAGAAAGATGCGTACTCGGTAGACCCAGTGCATATTCAGAAGAGCTTGCTGATCACATCTGCCAGTTGGTTGCTACGCATAAGATAGGGTTAGATAAGATAGTTGAAATGCATCCAGAGCTGCCTGCGTCTAAGACAATTTATGCGTGGCGTTACAATAATGAAATCTTTCGTAGGAAGTACGCCAGTGCAAAAGCTGCGCAGTCTGATCTCTTAGCAGAAGAGATTTTAGACATCTCAGACTACAAAAAAGAAGACAATAGAATAGACGAAAATGGTCGAGTCGTTGCAGATATTGAATATATTCAACGTTCAAGATTAAGAGTTGATTCAAGAAAGTGGATTGCTAGCAAGATGTTGCCTAAAATCTACGGCGACGCTAGACAAGTTGAGCAGCTATCAAATGAAAATGAATTCTTAAGAAAAGAACTATTAGAATTAAGAGCTAAACTAGATAAGAAAAACGAAGAAGAATATTAGCTCTTCTTTAAATACAACAAAGTGTTATAATCTATCTGTGACTCAGTAAGACGCGAAAGCGTCGACTGTCGTTAGTTAGCTACTGAGTCGCACCAAATCATTAAGAAAAACTCAATGAAAATAGACTTTGAAAAAGAAGAAGAAGCATCGAAACTTCGCGGAAGTCTAACTTACTTTATTAAATTCTTTGTTAATCACATCACAGAAAGAGAATATATCGAGTCAAAACCAATTTGTCGCGAATCTCATCAAGTAACAATCTGTAAAGAACTTACTAAAGTAACAAGAATGCAATATGCAGACTCTAATCTAATGATCAATGTTGAACCAGGAAGTGGAAAAACATTACACTTGTGCATGTGGGTAGCTTGGTGTTTAGCAAAATATCCCGATTCTAACTTTATATATATATCTTACTCGCACACACTCGCAGCTTCTTGTACTTCATTTATCAAACAAATCGTTAGCTCATCAATGTTTAAATATCTATTTGATGTTGAACTAGCTAGAGACTCGCGAGCTAAAGATCACTTCGCAACAACAGCCGGCGGACATGTGGCAGCATTCGGCTCAAGCGGTGCAATAACTGGACGAAATGCAGGACTACCAAACTTAAATAGATTTTCAGGCGCTGTCATTATCGATGATGCGCACAAGCCAGACGAAGTACATAGTGACAATATCCGCGCTAGCGTTATCAGAAACTACGAAGAAACTATCAGACAGAGACCGCGCGGCAGCAATGTACCAATTTTGTTCATAGGTCAAAGATTACATGAAGACGATTTAGCAGCTTTCTTTCTATCTAACAAAGACGTAAAACCATGGCAAAAAGTTATACTGAAATCGCTAGACGAAGCTGGAAATGCACTATATCCCGAAGTGCATGATAAAGAATTTTTAAAATCGCTCAAAGAAAAGTCACCTTATGTTTTCGCATCTCAGTTTCAACAAGACCCACTCCCTGCAGGGGGCGGGCTATTTAAAAAAGAATGGTTTGTTTTATTAGATGAAGAACCCGACATTTTATATACATTTATTACAGCAGACACAGCAGAAACAGCTAAAAGCTACAATGATGCAACAGTTTTCAGTTTTTGGGGTATCTATGAAATCGAGACATTCGGAAGAAAAACTGGGATGCTGGGTCTGCACTGGATTGACTGTCTGGAATGCAGAATCGAACCAAAAGACTTAAAAGAAACATTTTTAGACTTCTGGCAAGACTGTTTAACGTACCCCGTTGTGCCTAATGTCGCCGCAATTGAGCGAAAATCAACCGGCGTCACATTAGTTAGCATCTTGCAAAACGAGATCCGCGGCATCGTTATCAGAAACATAGAACGCTCAAGAGCGAGCGGAAGTAAAACAGATAGATTTCTTAAGATACAAGAACACATAAGCAGTAGAAGACTATCATTATTGAGAAACGCTAAACATACTGAAATGTGTATCAATCACATGACTAAGATCACAGCGAATAACACGCATAAACATGATGATGTGGCCGATACATGCGCAGATGCTATACAATTAGCACTTATAAGCAAATCACTATACAGTATTGATAAAGAATCTAACAAAGCAAATGATACTTTGCTATCTTTAGCTGCATCTATGAAAAAAAGAATCAGCGCGCGGAGATGAAATGGAAGTTGCAAAAAAGCACAAAGACAGACTAGATGAGCTTAAAAAAAACGTCGAGCAGTGGAACGAATACTTTAAAGACAATATTTTAAGATATAGAGAGTTTATCAAGTTCGTTTTCTATGAATCACTAGACGAAAATGACAGAGCTACACTGAATGAGCTCGGAAAACCGACACTTGAGTTCAATATATTAGAAGCGTACATTTCAAGACTGCGAGGTGAGTTCTCACGTCAACAGCCAACGATGCAAGTTAGAGCAGCTGACGGGTTGCCGATTTCCATGCTAACGCCTGAGTTCACTAGGACGATTGAACTAGTAGAAGCTCATTTGCGCGCACTGTTTTTTGATGCTGAAAACGACAAACTGCAATACAACATATATTCAGATTTGCTAGCCGGCGGCTTCAGCGTTTTAGAAGTTTATACAAACTACATCAATGACATGTCTTTTGAGCAAAACATCTACGTTGATAGAGTATTTGACCCAACATTAACCGGATTTGACCCGCTTGCTCGCGAATCGCACAAAGGTGACGGCAAGTTCTGCTTTCAGATATATCCAAAAACTCGCGAAGAATTTGAGGCAGAGTACGGAACAAAGCTAACTTCAAACATGAAGTACTCAAAAACTATTGGCGGTTTCGGCTGGTCTTATAAGAATGAAAAGCAAGACATTGTTTTAATATGCGACTACTACGAGAAACAATACAAAAAACAAAAAATAGTTAAATTGACAAATGGTTATACAGTAAATAAAGATGATTATGAAAAAGCAATAGCGCAGTGGGAGCTAGATGGAATACTTGAACAGCCACCACTGATTATTGATGAGCGAACAAGCTACAAAGAAACAATTGTAAGATATCGCTTTTGTGAAAATGAAATGCTTGATTTTAGTCAAACTAATTACTCAAAGCTTCCACTTGTTTTCGTAGATGGCAATAGCGTTATGATGTCGCAAGGTGATACTCAACAACAAGTCACGCGACCTTACGTTTATCACGCTAAAGGCATTCAACGATTAAAGAATTTTGCGGGTCAAACACTAGCAAACGAGCTTGAAAATCTAGTGCAGCATAAATTTATGGTTGCAATTGAATCAATACCGGAAGATTACAAAGAAGCTTATCAGAACATACAAAAAGCAGATACGCTTGTTTATAATCACTTTTTAAATAAAGATATGCCAGAAGTTACACTTCCGCCCCCTCGTGAGGTTCAAAGAACCCCTATTCCGCCGGAAGTCACTAATACGTTTAAGCTGTCTGATGAAATGACGCAAACGATATTGGGTACGTATGACTCAGCTTTAGGCACGAACGCGAATCAATTATCAGGCGTCGCTATAGCAAATGGCGCAATGATGTCTAATACTGCGTCGGTGCCGTACGTCGTTGGGTACACAAAAGGCTTAAATAGAGTAGCTCAAATATATGTTGATTTACTGCCCAAGTACTTTAGAACACCTCGTTCACTGCCGATTTTATTGCCAAGTGGCAAGCGTGATTATGAGATTATCAATAAGCCCGGGCACATGTATTTAAATTACGACTCTAAAGATATGCTCGTTAAAGTAGAAACCGGCGTTAACTTTGCTATTCAAAAAGAAGTCGCACTTAAAACAATCATATCAATGATGCAAGCAAGTGAGAGTTTTGCCGGATTTATCAACGCGAAAGGTATGCCATTCATTTTAGATAACATTGAAATACGCGGTATCGAAGAGCTAAAAGAAAAAGCCGTTGAATATGAAGCAGAGATGCAGCAAAGACAGCAACAACAGCAGCAGCAACAGCAGCAAATCATGCAAGAGACTATGCAAATGCAAATGCAAAAAACTCATGCAGATGTGATGCTTGCTCAAGCTAACGCGCAAAAAGCAGCTAAAGAAGCGCAAGGCATGAGTAGAAATGAGATTGATGCGGCTAGATTGCAAGTAGATGCTCAACGTTATGCGTCTGATGCATCAATTAAAGAACAACAAGTCGAAAACAGTTTCATTGAGACGATATCAAAAGTGCGTAACACGCAAGTTGATAATGAGCTAGAGCGTGAAAGATTAAGCGCTGAAAATGCTAGAACGCAAGTTGATATGTTAGCAACTGTAGCTAAGCTTAATAAATTAAAAGATAGAGAGTGAAAGCATGGCTAAGTTAACAACAAAACAAAGAAAGAAACTACCAGACTCTGATTTTGCATTAGAAAAAGAGCGCAAATATCCGTTATCTAACGCGAAAGGTAAGCCTAGCCGTACTCATGCAGCTAATGCAAAAGCTAGAGCGCAACAGCAGTTTGATAATGGTAATATTTCAAAAACAACATTAGCAAAGATTGATAAAGAGGCTAATAAAGTTTTAAAGAAAACTGAAAGTAAGAAAAAATCATCATCTAAAGCAAAGAAATAATACTGCGCTATACTCTTAGTAAGTCGAAAGACCGAAGCAGAGGTGTGTAATGAATCGCTCAAAAGTATGCGAAGACTTGAAGCGTATAATGCTTGAGATTGTAAAAGTTATTATATTGTTTCCTGTTTTAGCCGTTATTAGCCCATTTGTTCAGCTAATTAACAGTATTATTGATTTGATATTTGATGTTGCAGAGCAAAAAGAATGCGACAATGATAAAGGATGGTGCTTTTTTTAGTAAATTTTATCTTTTTATGCATTTGCTATTAAAATTGAATTAAATATATAATTATTGTGTTTTAATTACCGCTAAAATGCGGGTCTATACGCTCCGATGCGGATAAAATCGGCGAACTAATCGAAATTAGGTAATCACGGTCACGCGGAAAATGTGGAGAAGTTGCAATGAGTGAAGAAATGATAAGTGAAGAAATGGGTCAGCAAACAACACCAGCGCAAGAGCAAGGTGAAAAAATGTTGTCTCAAAGTGAAGTAAATAGTCTTGTTGGTCGAACTAGAGCAGAAGCCGCGGAAAGAGCTAGAAAACAAGCAGAAGCTGAGTTTAACAAGCGTCTTGCAGAAATAGAAAAGTCAGCTTATCCGGGGCAAGCTAAAGAAATTGATCAAGATGTTTTGTATCAGCAAATACAAGAGCGTTTTAATCAAGAGATGCAGCAACGCGCTCTTGAAAATGAAATGCGACAAATTGCAGATACATACACAACAAAAATGAGTCAAGGAGCTGAACGGTATCAAGATTTTTCAGATGTTATGAAAGATTTTGACCCGAGCGCATTTCCTCAACTTGTTTACTTAGTAGCTAGCATGGATAACGCATCCGATATTATGTATGAGTTATCTAAAAACGGTACTAAGCTTGCAAACATAGACTATTTATCTAAAGTTTCACCGAATCAAGCTAAAAAAGAGTTGTTGAAGATGGGCGAAAGCATTACAGCTAATAGAGCAGCAATGCAAGAAGCTCAAAATCAAGGAACTCAAGCTCCACTCGACAGAATGCAGCCCTCTAGAATTTCAGGAAGCAATGAGAAAATGTCGATTAGAGATTATCGCAATCAGCCATGGCTAAAAGCTTAATATTTTAGTCATCGTGTAGTACTGCTTTTCGATATTTAATCGTTGCTTGTTAGCTAATTTTTTTGGAGCAATAACATGACAACTAACGTCTTACAAGCAGTACAAACTTACAATGAGTCCGGTTTAGCATTATTATTAAACAGTCAGCCCTTTATCGGCACTGCAAATATGAAGTTTAAAGACTTCGACAAAGTAGAAAAGCAACTCGGCTCTACTATTCTTTTAGATCAACCCAGCCGCTTTGTATCATCAAATACACTTGTAGCTAGTTTTCAAAACGTAGTTGATAGAAGCTTATCGCTTAGCTGTGATCAAGCTGCTAACGTATCTTATGAGTTCTCAGCTCAAGAATTTATCTTCAATGCTCGCGAATTCATGGAAAAGTACGGTCGTGATGCTATTGCAGAACTCGGCACAAAAGTTGAATCAAACGTTGCACAAGTTTGTGAAACAACTCCATACCGATTTTATGGCGACGGCGTAACTCCAATTTCCAGTTACTCGCAACTAGCTAACGCACTAGCTCTATTTAGAGATTTTGGCGCTGCTAAAATGGATACTAAAGCGTATTTAGATAACTTAACTGTTCCAAGGGTTGTTAATAGCGGGTTAAATCAATTTGCTTTAGATAGAAACAATCGCGAAGCAATGAGCTGGGAAATCGGCGAATTCTCACGCTGCAACTGGTATGAGTCTAACTTGCTGCCAATTCATATAGCTGGAACTGAAGGACAAGCAGGTTCTACTTTAACTGTTGTATCTACAACTTTAGACGCAAACGGCGCCGTAACTGCAATTACATTTTCTGGCTGTGATTCTGCAAGTGATGCTGACTCAGTAAAACAATATGATAGCTTTAAATTTGAAGATGGCGTTTCAGGTCGCACAAATATGCGATTCTTGACGTTCATCGGACATAAACAGTCACAGTCTCCGGTTCAGTTTCAAGCAACTGCTGACGCTGGCTCAACTGGTGCAAGTCAAGTTACCGTTACAGTTAACCCACCACTTCAAGCCAATGCTGGCGCTAATCAAAACATCAATACTGCAATTGTACCGGGCATGCAATGTACCGTTTTACCATCACACAGATGCGGTTTGATTATGTCTGGTAATCCGCTATTCATGGCTATGCCAAGACTGCCTGAACCAAGACCTTTTGATAGCGCAATCACTACTGACCCTGACAGTGGCGCATCAATTCGTACTTACTACGGTACTTTGTTTGGTCAAAACCAACAAGGTTTGGTACACGATTGCATCTGGGGACGAGTATTGGCCGCTGATTACTCAATGAAGATTGCAATACCGTTGTAATGTGAACCGTTTACCCCCGCTTTCACCATTTTAGCGGGGTTCGAAAATTTAAGGAGATTTAAAACATGTCATCTTTACAACCAATCGTAAATGCCGGTCTACTTTATGTAAACGGTTTAGAGTTATCTAGAACAGATGATGCTTATGTAGCTGTTGCCGCTGGTGCTGCTCGTGACTCTTCAAATGTTGTTGATATTATTGTCAACTCAGCTTTAGCTATTAATGGCGGAGCTGT